GGTAGGACATGTTCATTTAACTATGAATATATATCAAGACATATATGAAATCCTTATGTCCTTTGGTATGAATATTATTGTAGCAATTGGATTTTACTTAGACTATAAAAAATATAAAAATGAACAAACAACAACAACCCCCACAAATGAACATTAATGTTGACTTGAATAAATCTCAAGCAATTAAATCTCCTGAAGGTAACCAATTATTTGGTCAAGCAGTAGTTTTACGTAAAATCTCTAAATTTATTACAGGTACATCTGAAGATGCTGTAGTACCAATTCCAGTATTTTATGATATTGCTACCGGTAAAGTATTATTAGAAATGTTACCTAAAGAATTAAGAGAAGAATTTACAGAAGAATAAAATGACAATATTCGACTGGCTGAATCAGGTTACTTACGAGAAGAAAGATTGGAAGAGTTTTACAGAAGATCAACAAGCTTCGTTCAATTCTTACATGGTTCATAGATTTCTTAGTATGTATGAGGGATATATTGATATAACAAATGTTGTACAAAAATTCCCTTATACTGAAAAAGAAACCATCTATAACACATATAAATCTATGATCCCAAAAAAGAAAATGTTTTTAAAATACATTAAATCTACTCGTAAAAAAACGTCTGATTCATTGCTAGTTCATATTGCTGATCACTTTACGTGTGGGCTTGGAGAAGCAGAAGAATTTACGTATATTTTACGAAAAGAAGGTGTAGAACATATTCTTTTACAACGTGGTATTGAAGAAAAAGAAATTAAAAAACTATTAAAAGAATTAGTTATATGACAAAAAATTCAGACATTTGGGGAGTTACAATATTTGATTCACCATCAATTCCTATAAGTGAAAATACTCAAAAAGCAGTAACTGATTTTGAAAATACTTATCCTACTTTAGCTAAAGCATGGAAAGAAACTCAACAAGAACAGTATGAATTATTTGCTAAAAAAATGTTGGACTATGGTTTAGGAAATATTTCATTAGGTACTAATCTTGAAGAACCTGAAGATATAAAATTATCTATTACAGGTATCTGGCTTCGTTGTAATGATAAAATTAATCGCTTAAAAAATCTTATTAAACGTGATGGTAAAAATTATGTTGAAGGTGAAGCATTAATTGATAGTTTTATAGATATTGCTAACTATGGTATTATTGCTATGTTAGTAATGAAAGGTAAATGGAAAAAATAATATGAGTAGAATTAATACCATAAACCATATTATAAAAAAATATGAGTTTAATAAATATTTAGAAATAGGAATTAGATTCCCAGATGATTGTTTTAACCATATCGAATGTGAATCAAAAGATTCAGTTGACCCTGGATATGAAAATAGTAATAACCCCGCTATTTATCCTTATACCTCAGATTTATTTTTTAATTTGTTAGAAACAAATCAAACAGATAAATCTAGTGATTATAAATGGGATGTTATTTTTATTGATGGTCTTCATATTTCACATCAAGTAGAAAAAGATATTTTAAATTCATTAAACCATTTATCAGAAAATGGAGTAATAATTTTACACGATTGTAATCCTCCTACTATTGATCGTGCAGTAGAAGATTTTTGGGGCCAACCTTGGAATGGAACTGTTTGGAAATCAATTTATAAACTTAGATGTAGTAAACCTGATATAGATATTTGTGTTTTAGATTGGGACGAAGGTGTAGGTATTATAAAAAAAGGTAATCAAAAATTATATAGTTTTAATAATCCATATTTTGAATATAGATTATTTGAAAAAGAAAGAAATCAAGCTATTAATTTAATATCCCCACAAGATTTAGATTTATGGTTAGATAATCCATTTTACAATGAATAAACCTATTTTAATTTTTTGCCATAATTATTTAGTTAATGATTGGGATGTTATTGTTAAAGAACAATTATTATTACTTTTAGAAACTAAATTATATCAACATAGTACTGAAATACATTATTGTGTTTTTGCTCATGAAGATCATAGTTATAGAGCTTTTGTAAATATAGTAACTCAAAATGATCCTTTAAATAAAATAAAAATAATTAGACATAAAGAAAATAAATATGAACATTTAACAATTCAATATCTTTATAAAAATATAAATAAATATGAAGATGCTTATGTTTTATATTATCATACTAAAGGAAGTACTAGTATTGATAATTTTATAAAAGAAAAATATAGTGATATTCCTTCTAATCAATTAGAAATTACTTTAAAAAAACTAAAATCAGAAAATATTACATCCTGGAGAAAACTATTAGAATATTTTACTATAGAAAAATGGGAAGAATGTATACATAATCTACTCCATTCAGATATCGTTGGAGCTCTTTATTGGAGAAACGAACAAGCATTAAAACACAAATATTTTTTTAGTGGAAATTTTTGGTGGAGTAAATCTTCATATCTAAAAACACTCCCAGAAATTAATATTAATGGTGACAGAATAGAATCAGAAATGTGGGTGTGTTCTAAACCTCATAAATGGGTTAATTTATATGAAAGTCCTACTACAAACGCTAATCATTACTGTGTTTATTTTGATCCACAAAACTATAGAAAATAAATTATAAAAATATGCATCCATCAGCTTACAAAAACGCAAAAAAATTTTACCACAATTATTGTGAAGAAAATATTGAAAATAAAAAAATATTAGACATTGGTTCATACGATGTAAATGGAACTGTAAAACCTATTTTTGAAAAAGGAAATTATATTGGAATAGATATGGAAGAAGGTCCAAATGTAGATATTGTATCTGATGCTCATAATATTCCTTTTGAAGATAATTATTTTGATATTATATTATCAACATCTTGTTTTGAACATGATGATATGTTTTGGGTTACTTTTTTAGAAATATGTAGAATTACTAAACCTGGAGGATTTATCTATATTAATGCTCCTTCAGAAGGAGATTATCATGGATACCCAGGAGATAATTGGAGATTTTATATTGATAGTTGGAAAGCTTTAGAAAAATGGGCACATAGAAATAATCAAAATATTAAATTATTAGAAAGTTATATAGATAATGATAAAGGAGATTCAGACCATGATGTATGGAAAGATTCTATTGGAATTTATGTAAAAATATAAATTATATTATAAATAGGTTTTGGGAAAAAAGAAAAAAATACCACAAGTTGTAAAACAAATACAAAAACAACCACTACGAGAAATAAATTACGCTTCAGAAAAAGCAATATCTTATAGTCAATTTTCAGTATTTGCTCATTGTCCTCGTAAATGGAGTTTACAGTATAGAGACGGTCACTACACGTCTGAATCATCGATTCATATGACGTTTGGTACAGCGTTGCATGAAACATTACAGCATTATATAACAACTATATACAACGTTAGTGGCGCTGAAGCTGATCGCATTGACCTAGAAGAATATTTTTATGATAAATTAGGTGAAATCTATAGAAAAGATCTTAAATCAAATAAAAATATTCATTTTACCAATCCAGAAGAATTAAATGAATTTTACGAGGATGGACTTGAAATAATTAGATTTCTTAAGAAAAAAAGAAACATTTATTTTGGTAAAAGAGGATGGTATTTAATTGGATGTGAAGTACCTCTTATGGTTAATCCAAATCCTACTTATCCAAACATTTTATATAAAGGATATTTAGACGTAGTATTGTATCATGAAGGTACAAATTCATTCAAAATCTTAGATATTAAAACATCTACTAGAGGTTGGGGCGATAAAGAGAAAAAAGATGAAATTAAACAATATCAACTTATACTCTATAAAAAATTCTTTGCTCAACAATTTAATGTTCCTATTGATAATATTGATATTGAATTCTTTATTGTAAAACGTAAAGTTTGGGAACAATCCGAATTCCCAATATCTAGAATACAAGAATTTAAACCAGCAAGTGGTAAAGTTAAATTGAATAAAGCATATACAGCAATTAATGATTTTGTTGGTATAGCATTTAATTCAAACGGAACACATAATAATAAAATTCATTTACCTAACCCATCAGCTCATAATTGTAAGTTTTGTCCTTTTAAAGATAATAAAGAATTGTGTGATAAGGGGTTACTTTAAGGAATCCCTATATATTTATATATAACAAATAAATAATAAAAGCTATGGAAAAAAAAGATATGACGTTAACAAGCGTGAAAGTAAAAAGCGACTTGTTTGACAACTTTAAAATTGCCTGTGTAAAATACAAATTTTCACTACAAAAGCTTGCCGATCGTACAATTCATTTGTACCTTACCGATGAAGATTTTAGAAAAAAAGTACACAACCACAACAATTTAGATATTAAAGAATAAATAAACAACCAAATTAGTTATATGAATAATAGTTTTAAATACCTGCCACCAGAGCAGCGCAAAAAAATTCTACTTATCTGTGATGACATTAGAGTTCATTCAGGTGTAGCAACAGTAGGAAGAGAAGTAGTAATCCACACATCCCAACATTTTAATTGGGTTAATATTGGTGGTGCTATTAAACATCCCGAAGAAGGTAAACGTTTAGATTTATCTCAATCTACAAATGAAGCAACAGGCTTAACAGATTCATCAGTAATGATGTATCCGGTAAATGATTATGGTAATCCTGATGTTTTAAGGAATATTATTAAATTTGAAAAACCAGATGCAATCATGTTGATTACTGATCCTCGTTATTTTATTTGGTTATTTGCTATGGAAAATGAAATTCGTAAATCAATTCCAATTACTTATTTAAATATTTGGGATGATTATCCAGCACCATATTATAATAAACCTTATTATGAAGCATGTGATTTGTTAATGGGGATTTCTAAACAAACTGTAAACATTAATAAGTTAGTATTAGGTGATAAAGCAGCTAATAAAGTAATTCGTTATGTACCTCATGGATTAAATAGTAAATTAATTTTTCCTATTGATGAAAAACATGAAAAATGGAATGAACTTCAAGAATTTAAAAAACAATTGTTTGGTGGAAAAGAATATGAATTTGTATTATTTTTTAATTCAAGAAATATTCGTAGAAAACAAATTCCAGATACAATGTTAGCTTATAGACATTTTATTGATCAATTACCTATTGAACAAGCTAAAAAATGTTGTCTATTACTTCATACTGAATTAGTTAGTGAACATGGTACAGATTTACCAGCAGTACAAGAATTATTATTAAATGGTGAACAATATAATGTTGTTTTTACAAACCAAGTATTTAATAGTTACCAAATGAATTTGTTGTACAATGTTACAGATTGTCAAATTCAATTAACATCAAATGAAGGATGGGGATTAAGTTTAACTGAAGCATTATTAGTAGGGAATCCTATTATTGCTAACGTAACAGGCGGAATGCAAGATCAAATGCGTTTTGAATTTGAAGATGGTACTTGGATTGATTTTGATGCTGATTTTCCTTCAAACCATAGAGGTACAATTAAAAAACATGGTGAATGGGCATTTCCCGTTTATCCAACCTCTAGATCAATTGTAGGTTCTCCTCCAACACCTTATATTTACGATGATAGATGTGAATCAGAAGATGCTGCTAAACAAATTATGGCTGTTTATTCTTTAAGTAAAGAAGAACGTAAAGCTAAAGGTTTAAAAGGTAAAGAATGGGCATTAGGAGATGAAGCTGGATTTACAGGTGAATACCAAGGTAAAAGAATTATTGAAGCATTTGATACATTATTTTCAACTTGGAAACCAAGAGAAAAATTTGAATTAATTGATGCTAATGAAGTAAAAGATAGAGTTATAAACCACAAATTGTTATATTAAAATGAAACCATTATTTGTTATAAGTTCACCCTTCGATACGTACAGTGGCTACGGTGCTCGCTCAAGGGATTTAATTAAAGCCATTATTAAAACTGATAAATACAACGTTAAATTATTATCACAACGTTGGGGAAATACACCTTTTGGATTTTGTGAAGACAATCCTGAATGGAAATTTTTGATTAATTTAACTTTAATCAATAATCAGCTTACACAACAACCAGATATTTGGGCTCAGGTAACTGTACCTGATGAATTTCAACCTGTAGGAAAATATAATATTGGTTTTACAGCTGGTATTGAAAGTACATTATGTATTGCTGAATGGATTGAAGGTTGTAATAGAATGGATTTAAATATTGTTTCATCTGAACATTCTAAAAAAGTATTTAAAGAATCTAAGTACGAAAAAAGAAATAAGCAAACAAATGCTCTTGAAGGAATGGTTGAATTAACTAAACCAATAGAAGTATTATTTGAAGGTGTTAATACAGATATTTATAAAATACTTGATACACCTTGTTCATTAGATATTAATATTAAAGAAGATTTTGCTTATCTATTTGTAGGTCATTGGATGCCTGGTGATTTAGGTGAAGATAGAAAAAATGTAGGTTTATTAGTTAAAGCGTTTTATGAAACATTTAAAAATAAAGCTAAAAAACCAGCCCTAATTTTAAAAACATCTCAAGTGGGTTCATCTTATATTGATAGAGAAGAAATTTTAAAGAAAATTAAATTAATTCGTAAAACAGTTAATTCAACAAATCTTCCTAAAATTTATCTTTTACATGGTGAGTTTACAGATATTGAAATGAATGAAATTTACAATCATTCTAAAGTAAAAGCTATGGTTAATTTAACTAAAGGTGAAGGTTTTGGTAGACCATTACTTGAATTTAGTTTAATAAAAAAACCAATCATAACTACAGGATGGAGTGGACATACAGATTTTTTAAGTCAAGAATTTACAAATTTAATTAAAGGTCAATTAGCTAATGTTCATCCAAGTACAGCAAATCAATTTCTATTAACTGAATCACAATGGTTTTCACCTGATCATGGTCAAGTAGGTTTTTACTTAAAAGATGTATTTGAAAACTATAAAAAATATACTGAAGGAGCTAAACGTCAAGCATTTAAAAGCAAAAACGAATTTAGTTGGGATAAAATGAAAGATAAAATAAATGAAATTTTAACTACAAATATTCCAAATTTCCCAACTCAGGTAGAATTAAAACTTCCTCAATTAAAAAAAGTAGAATTACCTAAATTATAAAAAACAAATGGATAAATTAATCAATTGCCCGTGTTGTGGCTCAGATGCATGTTTTGTAGATGAAACAACTCCAGACATTTTAACTTATTTTTGCTATGGCTGTGGTTTTCAAACAAACTCATTAATGAAAGAAGATAGTGAGTTTTATAAAGAACAAATTTCAATTTTACCTGAGCTTTATAAAGATTTACTTGAAAAAGATGAAGACGGAATTATTTGGATGCCTTCAACAATTAATTTACCTCAACAAGGTATGATATTTGCTAATGGTCCTTCTAAAAATGATTGGGGCTGGGCAGCTGTAAAAGCTGTTCCTGTAACTGAAGAAGAAAAAGAAAAATATCCAATCCCAAGTCAAAAAGGTAAATTTTATGAGTGGAGAATGGATATGACTACACTAAAAATGTTTGTTAAGCGTGATTATATGGAAGCACTTTCGTATATTGAGGTATTACCAGAATAAATAGATAAATATGAAAATTAGCTACGGATTAACAGTTTGTAATGAACATGAAGAAATTAATAACCTTATTAATTATCTTATACCAAGAATTAAGTCAGAAGACGAAATAGTAGTAGTTTACGACCAAAACAGAGTAACAGAAGAAGTATTATCTGTATTATCATCACATCAAGATAAAATATTTAGTTATCCTTTTAACTTTCAACAAAATTTTCTTGAAAATAAAAATTTTATGAATAGTAAATGTACAGGTGATTATATTTTTCAAATTGATGCTGATGAAATACCTGAAGAATATTTAATAGAAAATTTACATTTAGTTATTGAATCAAACCCAGTTGATTTATATATCACACCTAGAAAAAATATAGTACCTGGTTTAACACAGGAACATATTTTAAAATGGGGTTGGAAAGTTACAGATCAAGGATGGGTTAATTGGCCGGATTGTCAAAAAAGAATATATAAAAATACTCCTGAAATTAAATGGTCAGGACATCAAGTACATGGAATGGTTGATGGTTATAAAACATTTGCTACTTTTCCAATTTCAGAAGAATGGAGTATAATTCATAATAAAACTCTTGAAAGACAAGAAAAACAAAACGATAGATATACTAAAATAGAAACAGGTCAATTAAAATAAAAAAATGAAAAATTTAACTAAAGAACAAATCAAAAACCAAATCTTAGAATTTGGCTCAGACAATTTAAGTGTATTTGGAGGGGAATATGAAGGTGGTATTAATCTACAACAAGTTCCTTTTGAAATTACTGAATGTATTTATTTCTTATTATCTCAAAATAAAACATTTCAAAATTTCCTTGAAGTAGGTTCAGCCGGAGGTGGTAATACTTTTACATTCCATCATTTCTTTAATCCTTCAAATGTAGTAATAGTTGATGATAATAATCATCCAAAACATGGGTTAAGACCTAATACATTAAAACATATTGAAATAAAAGAATTTATTGGAAATTCCCAAGGTCCTGAAGCTAAGGAATTTATTAAAAATCTTAACATAATGTTTGATTTAATGTTTATAGATGCTGATCATAGTTATGAAGGAGTTAAAAATGATACAAATAATTATTTAGAATTTCTTAATAAAGATGGTTTTTTATTATTTCATGATATAGAAGTTTGTGAAGGAGTTAAAGAATGGCATAATGAATTAAAAAATAATTCGTCTTTAGAATTAGCATTTGAAGTAGTATCTCCTACTACACCAAAATGTGGAATTAGTATTTTTAGAAAAAAATAAAATATGGATTTAAATCTTTATTACCATATATATCTTCCAAATAATGATGATGAAAATTTTAATTTAATAATTTCCCAACTCCAACTTCTTCAAAGTTCAAATTTATTAAAAAATTCTATTCTTAACATTGGAATTATATATAATAATGAAGAAGATTTAAATAAATTAAAAAATATCATTAATAAATTTGATATATATGGTAATATAAACATATTAATATGTACAAAAAATAATGGCTTTGAATTAATTACTGCTATTCATTTTAAAAAATATGTTGATTTATTACCTCAAGAAAAACTAAACAGTACTTACATATTATACTTCCATACTAAGGGTATAAGTAAATATAAAACCCAACATTGGGAAAATTCCCAATATTGGAGAAAATACATGGAATATTTTAATATAACATGTTGGAAAGAATGCATAAAAAAATTAAATGAAGGGTATGAATCATGTGGAGTAGAATGGAAACCTGAATTTAATGGACACTATTCAGGAACATTCTTTTGGATGAAAGCTAGTTTAATTAAAAAAATAAATATAGAATATTTTGAAGAGAAATTTACTCTAGATAGATTTTGTATTGAAAAACTTCCAGGAATATTTCCTCATAAACATTATAACTTTTATACCTCTAATAAAGATTTATATTATCAACCAATTTATCCAATGGAATATCAAAATAACATAAAAATAATCTATAGAATATCAGATACTGGTTATAATAAAGTAAAACCAGATTATATTAATAATGAAAATTGTTTAAAAAATGCTTTAGAAGTATTTCCATGGAATGAATATGATTGGTCTATTATAGCAGATAATATTTCTGAAGAAACAAATAATATGATTCAAAAATATATTCCTAGAGATCATATTAATTATGTTTCAGTAGGTCATGGAGCTGGTACTTTTAACTTGGCTTTAGATGAAGCACTACAATATGGTGAGGATGAAATAGTTTATTTTATAGAAAATGATTATTTACATAAATTAAATTCAGATAAAATATTAGAAGAAGGATTTAATTTAGGAGCATCATTTGTCTCACTTTATGACCACCCAGACAAATATTTAAGTCCATCTCAAGGTGGTAATCCATATTGTGAAGGTGGAGCAGAAGAAACAAGAGTATATCTTTCAAAATCAACTCATTGGAAAATTACAAATTCAACAACAATGACATTTGCTGCTAAAGTATCTACTTTAAAACGAATAGAATCTATACTAAGAAAACATACAAATACAACTCATCCAAATGATTTTCAAATGTTTTTAGAATTAAGAGAAAATAATGAATTATTAATAACACCAATCCCTGGATATTCAACTCATGGAGAAACAGCTTGGTTATCACCTTTAACAGATTGGAGTAAAATATGATTAGTGTAATTATACCTACCTATAAAGAACCGGAAGCATTAGATTTATGTTTAAATTCAGCTATTAAGGGACAGAAACTAAATAATCAAATTATAGTAATAGTAGATGGTTTCTACGAGATTAATAAAGAAGTTCTTGACAAGTATAAAGACTTTATTAATGTTTTAGTTTTAGAAAAAAATATAGGTTTAGCTAAAGTAACAAATATAGGGGTTTACAATGCTAAGTTTGATAATATCCTTATTGTGAATGATGATAATGTATTTCCAGAAGCATGGGATCAAGTATTACTCGAACAATATAAACCAGGAAGTGTACTAGCACCTAATCAAATTGAACCTATTATTTCTATGTTTGAACAATTTCATATTAAGGATTTAGGTAGAGATCCTAAAACGTTTAACATAAATGATTTTTGGAAATATGAATCTGAAGTCGCAGAAGATAAGATAGAAGAGACAGGATCAACATTACCAATTTTTATGTCTAAAATAGATTACTTAAGAGTAGGAGGATGGGATGAATCTTATCCAGGTGCTTGGGTAGTAGATTGGGATTTCTTTTTAAAATGTGAATTATCAGGAATGAAGATGCTTAGAACATATGGTTGCCATTTTTATCATTTTGTTTCATTAAGTACTGAAGCTACTCCCGAAGAAAAACAATCAAAATTAACTAAATTAAAATATTGTCATACTTATTTTAAATATAAATGGGGTCAACAGGCAAAACATAATCCCTTAAATAATTCAAAGCTATTATAAAAAATTAACTTTAAATAATTATTAATATGGTATTCGGGTATTATTCACGTAACGACAAACATCAAGAGGTAATTAATCGCACAGTAACATTATCACGTCTACAAGCGGCTAAATCATTTGCTGAACGCAAGCAGTTGCCTCTTAAAGAATTTTTAAAAATATACGCTGTTAAACCACTAATATGATACCTTTTGGTAAACACCTAAATATAAAATCCCGTACTAAAGACCCAACAGATAAAGATTTATTTATAGAGGTTGTAGGGTTAATAGATGAATGTTGGATTAGATCTAACGTTATTGAAAATGAATTTGGTTTAGGTATATCAGATTATGAAGAACCATTTTATTTAGTTTTTGAAAATTTAATTTACATGCACTATGGAGAATGGAAAGGTGATATTATGTTATGGTGGTTATTTGAACGATTTGATGAGGATGGAAGTGTACTTCCAATTAACATAAATGATCATATTAAAGAAACCGAAGAAGAAGTATTTATTGAAACAGTAGAAGAACTGTGGGAATTTATTAAAAAATTAGAGAAAAAATAAAAGTTATGAATGTAAGATATTGTAAAGGATGTGGTGAACAAATCCACCCAAAACGATTAGAAATTATTCCAAATGCTGTAACATGCGTTCCGTGTTCAACAGTACAGAAAAAAGGAGCAGTAACATTGTTAAAGGGAGAAGGAGACCATACTTGGGTTGAAACCATATTTTTAGAACATGATGAATATCAACAATATATGGCAGCTGAAAATAAAATGAGGAAAATTGCCTCTAGTGCTCCTAAAACAGAATACAATGGGGATGAAGACCCACATGATAATCTTCCATCTCCAAGTGATGTTAAAATTGAAGACTAATGCCTAAAGCAAAACCACTATCTAAAGAAATGGTAGTGGCGGCAATGAATAAGACTAAGTCTAATAAAGCCGCTGCTAGATATTTAAATGTTTCTTATCTTCACTTTAAGAAATGGGCTAAACTCTACCAGGATGCTGAAACAGGTGAAGTATTATTTGATAAACATAAAAACCAATGTGGTAAAGGAATCCCTAAATTTCTAAGTAATGGTAATCCAAGAAAAGATTTTGCTTTATTAGATTTAATTGAAGGCAGAATCGACCCATCATCATTTAATCCAGCTAAAATAAAATACCGCTTAATTCAAGAAGGTTATTTACAGGAGGAATGTTCTGTTTGTAGATTTAATGAAAGGCGAGTATTAGATTATAAAATGCCTCTTATATTAA